AAATGTATCACCATGCATCGTCAAGTCACCAACACAATTTTCAACGACATGTTCATGTGGTGATGTTAATACATTGAAAGGACCTGGATGTGATGTAATCCTAACACCATGTGTGTCTACCTTAACACCAGCAGAATGTAAGTATCTTTTAATCCACTCTAAATCCTTTAGGTCTTCCCATTCATATTCAGACTTCCAAGGCGCCAGTCCACTTGTAATACGAAAAAACTTGTAACCATTTAGTATATTCCAATCAATAATCTTATCTAAGTCCATAGCATTTGCTAGCGTAAGTTCACTAGCATAATCAACACCTTTGGCATCAAAGGTTCTTTTAATCATACTACGACCTGTTGTGATTGGTTTTACTCCCTTTTCTTTACCACCCCACTTTTGTGGATATGATAATTGCATGTTGATACACGCATAACCCATGTTCATAATAAGTTACTCCATCTTTTTAATTTTTTCTTTTTAACTTCTACTCTTTCGTAGACATCCTCCCAACTAATAAGGTCATATTCATGCAATAATTCTAACATACACATAACATCACCGACTTCTTCGGTTAGTTTTTCGTTATCACGATAATTATCACACCTTATAGCTTTACTACATTGTTGTATAAGTTCACCACATTCTTCCATAGTAATAGTCATTAATTCTTGTAATTGATCTTTCATTAATATTCTGGTCTCCTTCCAAAATCATTTTTTTGTATTCTTCTTTTCAGGTGTTTTTTATACTGATATAATAATATATAGTTTTTTAATGACTTAATCAAGCTTTTAATCACCGAATAGCTCCTTAAATGCTTGATTAGCAGCTTTTGATTGTTCTGATTTCTTCTTTACCTCTTCTTCTTTCTCTACTTTAATATCGTGGTCACCTCTTGCCCATTCATCGTTTTCAATCTTACTCGCCATCATATCAGCCTGATGTAATATATAAGGTATGTTTGTTTTAAGTTGTCGGTCTTTAGAATAACTTATATAATAACTTTTATTAGCTTCTTCATACAGACCATCGGTTAGTCTTAATCCAAGATACTCATTTTCTGTCATCTGAATACCGAAGTGTTGTAACAACCAAATAGCTCTATCTGTTACCGTCATGAATTGTAACTTACCATTGTGTTTGTAAATCAACCCTTGATTTTTTCTGTGCCAGTCTGAATCGTTTGGTGTATAGTAATCCTCTGATAAATCACCAACTTTACCTAAGTCGTGATGAAGAGCAGCAAAGATAAGTTCCTCTTTGTCAAAGTCATCAATGGTCGCACCATTTCTACCCCAAAGGTCATATATCTGAACGACTAAATCGGTGATGTGTAAAACATGTTCTACATAACCACCAGGATGTGCATTGTGGAAGTGTTCTTTTCCACTTGCTGGTGCCAACATCATTCTCTCTTCAAAGTAATCATACATCTTTAACAACCCCTCCAGCCTTTCGCCGGAGAAGTTGTCGTTGATTATTTGTATGAGTTTATCCCAATTCTCTTGGATTTGTTCAGGACTTAGTTCCTTCATAATTCACTCCTAAAATGTTAGTGGGTGTGGTGTTACGATATACCCATTGTTATTGTCATTTGGTTTTAACTCACCTGTAAATGTGGTTAGTTTTGCAACTGCACCTAAATCGATTTTTGTACCAAACCGACTTCTGTTTCCAAAATCAGACTCATCCACTTTACCATAAGATACATAGAAATAATCAAACTCAGGAGTATAACCTATAAACAAGAAATAACCTGTTTTAGGAAAACGACTGATAAACTCAACCTTATTCCCATTCTTGATTTGACATGTCTTTATCTCAATACCAGCATTGTGTAATGGAAAAGATATGTCATAGATTCCATTGTCTTTAGGATCATAAGCAACTGCCTTACTACCAGATACCGATTTCGTACTATTGATGAAATCTGTAAAGGCATTAGCAAACAACTCATGCACAAGACCACCAACGATATTCTGTTGGATATTTCTAAAACCGTATTTAGTCTCCCCTTCAGTATCGGTAAAAGTAGCGTCACGAAACATGGTCATCAGATTACTAACTCTGTTAATTGAATAAGCAACATGAGAGTCATCTATTGCATTTTCTAACACTTTAGAAGAGTGCATGTATTTTGACATATTTGCCCTCTGTTTAGCATCTGACTTAGCCATAGTCATAGCTCTGTTAACGGATAAGTTATTACCACCATCAGAGAAAATTCTAGTGACTAAATCAGGTCTGTCATAGCCACCCTCATAAACAGGATCAGATAACTTCTTCAAGTTAGAATAAGCAGATGAATAACTCAACTGAGCAGCAGCACAGATTTGTTTGACAATGTTAGGTGGACATACACCGTTATTATCGTCCTTGTACTCTTGAATTGCCAGTTGAACACTCTTCCATTGTCTTTCAAGGTTAGATGGTCTACCCATATTGGCGGTCATCAACCTCATCATATTTTTGAATCGGTTCTTAGGTTTTGAGGTTTGACTCCAAATAATTGGAGCCTCCGTATAACCTAACTCTTTAAGAGCCGCAATCCGAGTATGACCTGATTTTATCTCAAGTGTCTCGGGATATACTATTGGTGGTTCTATCAGACCGTTCTCATCGATTTGTCTACACAAGTCTTGAAAATACTCTTTATCTCTTGCTCCATATATCTCGACATTATCGGGATCTGATACTAATGAATGAATGTCTACAACATCATCGTGTCTTTCGGTAACATCTGTGATGATATCATTGACTGATTTGCTTTTTGGTTTCATGTGAAACTCCTATTGTTGTTTATTATTAATGGTGTCTCTTGGGTAGTCTCTTTATTGACTACAATAGGCGACACCTTACTTTAACCTATTTCTATAATATACGGTAAAATACCATACATGTCAAGTGTTTTTTTAAAAAAAGTCATGTTTTATAGTTTTTGATGATTCATAAGCGTCTTTCAACTTGTATCTAAACTCCACGAATGTGTAGTCTAACTTTTTACCATGTTTACCCCAAGGTTTCATATTCTCGTTATGGATGTATACAAAATCAGGATACTTTTCCATCAACTTCATATGTTCTCTTTTATGTAATTCTGGATCTCTGATATTCTCTAATCCACCCTCTCCCCACATTTCGCTGTGTTTTGGGAACTCGTCACTCACTCGGTTCTTATAACCTCTGACAATACAATCTATCATGAATCTACTGTCCTCACCAACTTGACATAAGTCCCACTCTATATCGTCTATAAACTTTGATAGTTCATTACCATCAATCATAGTCGCTTGAATTATATCTTTATTCTCCAAGTATGCCTTTCCTGGTGGTAATCCTGATGACTTATGTCCAATGTGCATTATGTTCTCCTCATCCATCCAACTATGGAACAGAGTAAACATCTCGTCTAAATCATCTTTGGTACATATTCTTTTGGACACATCCATGTTCGGTTCTTTACCAAAATATTTAGCGTTCCTTCTATGTAAAATAACATCATCATCAATCATGTAAAATCTCTGTTTACCAGCATCTCTACAGATTAACTCCCTTGTCTTAGCTATACCAATATCATTACCAACCACAAGATACTCTACATCGTATTTGTATTCATCCTTTTCTTGTTCTTGAACCACCATGACTACCTTCTCTTTGTACTCGTCTGGTAGATTATCGAATGTCATTTGGTTATTCGGTCTACGAAATGTTGGTATGTAAATCTTATCAATCATTTTCTCTCCAATAATATGTGGGTGTAACATCTTGAACATCAAAAATATTAGAGTCCTCTAATAATGCTCTTCTGTAAGGTGTCCAAGTTATGCCACCACCCCACCTTAGTTTCTGTATTAATTCTTCTTTGGTTATCCCATCAGATTCTTTTATCATATCTTTTATGTCGTTTATCTTTTCTGACTTCTTTAAGTTAGGTAATTTACTAACTAACTCGTCTATGTAATCTGACATCTCAACCATACTATCTTTGAATAGTAAATTGTTTCTCATCCAATCCAATGCCTTATTCCCCATCTCATTACGATGGTCGTTGTCATCCAAGTATTTATTTAACAACTCTATAGCTTGACTATTTGTCTTGAAAAACTCAGCGTTAGATTGTAACTCATCGTAATATGTTTCATCATACATAATATAGGGTGTTCCGTTCATCAAACCATCGGTTGTAGCAACACTCCACCCACCATACTTTTGTTTAGGTGACAACCCAACACGACACTTACTTAACTTTTCATAGTAACCACTCTTATCAAATTTATTGGTGACTACATAATCTCTATTCTTTTTATTTAACAATGGTATCCACACCTTGAAATCTTGTCTTTGCTCTCTTAACTTGTCTACTATGGACATAAAATTGTTAAAGTCCTTGTATTCCTC